GCGGCCGTGCCGGACGACACCGTGTACGAATGGGCAGCGGGCTATTACGGTTTTACCACCGAAGAGACCAAGGCGGAGATCATCGACCTGCTGGATCTGCTGTGAGGTGTCGATATGGGAAAAAAACTGAACACGCTTACGCAGGAACAGGCTCGGAAAATTTGGAACGGCCGCCCGAAACTGCCGGAGAAAAAGATATTGACATTCGCACACAAGCAGGTGTTCGTCAACGAGCAGTATTTTTTCAAGCACAAAGAATGCGGCCATAGGTATGGCTATTGTACCGCTTGCGGCAAGGATGTGCAGATCGACATTGAGAATATGCGGCTATGGACGGACAAGCACGCCGCATGCCGCTCTGCACGGCATAACGACACCGTATGCTGCCCCGCCTGCGGGCACGAAGTCCAAGTCAAAGACGCCGGGCGTGGCCGTAGTCAGTTGGTCAACACGGCAGTGGTAGCGGTAACACAGCGGACAAGGAACGGCGGTATATTGCTTTCTTTCGTTCGAGTGTACGAGGATTATGCGTGCGACTTTAAAGCCGCGCCGGAAATGGGCAGACTGCTGTACGCTGCATACTTCAATTTGAACAAGCACTTTGTGGCCAAACGACAACTCGGTGGAGGGCTGTGCATAAGCGTAAAGTCAAAACCAACACTGCAGCTGCCGTGCACCGTAGAGCCGGTTAAGCTGAATCACAACAACTGGAAATGTACACAAGGAGAGGGAGCAAAGCTGCTGGGCTTTGAAGAGGCGCTGGAGAAAAGTAACCTACGCTATCTGCCGTGGGAGACATACCACGAATGTGCCCAGCAGCTCCATCAAAGCGCAATTACAAACTATCCTGTCAACCTGCTTGGGTTACTTTATCGATACAGCCGTTATCCGGTACTAATGGAGCGCCTGATCAAAGAGGGCAACAGCGACTTGGTAGCCGAACAAGTTGAGTGGAATTGCACAGCCGGTATGGACTACAAGCAAGTGGTGCCTTACAAGGCAATGCGACTGACCAAGCCGGAGTACCGCATGATAAAAGCAAAATACAAGATTTGCTGTTCAACACTTAGAGCAACAGCGGCACTGAAAAAATACGGCTGCAAAATGTCAGATGAGAATATTCTCTTTTTTCTTGCTTTCCAATACAGCTGGAACCAGCGAAGATGCTACAAGGCGCTTGATGTTTTGCGGCAGCACCTATCTCCGCAAAAGGCAGTGAACTGGGTAAACCGGCAGGCAGCGGGAGAATATGGAACGCCAACAGATGTGCTGTCAGATTACAGCGACTATCTGGATCAGTGCAGGCGGTTGGGCCTGGATGTTAACCGTAAAGAAGTAGCCGTACCGCAGAACCTGCGAGATCTGCACCGACAGTATTCCGAAGAATTGACACACCGAGCTAATGAAAAGAAAACAAAAGAGCAAGCCGAGCGGGAAAAGAAGTTAGCTAAGGATCTGCCAAAGCTGAAACGGAAATATACATACGCCAGCAGCGGGCTGTTCATTCGGCCGGCCGAGGGGCCGGAGGATCTGCTGAAAGAGGGTTGTGCCCAGCACAACTGTGTGTACTCCTGTTACACGAAAAAATACCTGGACAGAAAGACGGATATACTTTTCGTCCGCAAACAGTCGGCCCCGGATCAGTCCTATGTGACCGTTGAGTTCAAAGACGGCGCCGTTATTCAATGCAGAGCCGATCACAACCGACCTGCACCGCCGGATGTGCAGGAGTTTATGCAAGCCTGGCTTGCCTACCTAAAGTCGAACAGAAAAACGAAAGCAGTCAGTTAAGGAGGACTTATGGATAACCAAATCACCACAATGCAAGAAGTAACACCCACAACGCAGAAAGCCTACGATACCCACGTCCGGATCCTGGCCAACGGTCAGGTGATGGCCCGAGCATTGGTAGATGTGTGCCACGATCTAAAGACTATGCGGGATGAGGGTCTATACACGGAGCTGGGCTATGACACATTCGAGGAGTACGCCGAGCAAGCCTGTGGCATTAAGCAGCGGCAAGCCTATTCCTACATATCAGCCTATGAAAAGCTGGGCCAGAAGTATATGGCCGACCACGCCGACCTGGGGATCACCAAGCTGGAGCTGATCTCTCAAATCAGCAGTTATGAGCGGGAAGAGTTCGCGGCCGATGTGGATTTGGAGAGTGCCACAGTCAGGGAGTTAAAGGCTGAGGTGGAACGCTACAAGAAGCAGACGGAACAGCTGACCTTTGATCTTGGCCAGGCACAGAGCGAATTAAGCGAAGCGCCGGAGCCGGTGGACATGGACACACTCCGTTCTTCCATTGAGCAGGGAGTTAAAGCCAAGTACAGCGCCCAGCTGGAAGAATTGCAGCAGCGGGCCGACGCAGCGCCGGACCCGGAGGCAATCCGAAAGGAAGCGAAAAAGGAAGCCGCCAAGGAATACAAAGCTAAGCTGGCAACGGCAAAGGCAGACGCCGAGGAAAAGACCAAAGCCGCTGTGGAAAAACTGGAGCAGGAAAAGGCAGACCTGAAACGGCAGTTGGACAGCAGTGCCACCAAACTGGACGCCGCTGTTCGGCAAGCAAAGGCAGCGGGCGCAGACACGGATGTAGCCGCCTGCCGGGTGTATTTCACCGAACTGCAACAAACCGCCGCAAAGGTACAGGAGCTGATCGGCAAGATCAATGCCAAGGACCCGGCCACCGGAGCCAAGCTCTCCGCCGCCGTTATTCAAGTTTTGCAGTCGACTGCACGGAATTTGGAGGTGGCACAATGACCTGCGAGCAATGTTACCACCGTGATGTGTGTTGGCACCGCATGACCATTTACGGTCCATACGCACTAATGGGAATAAACACTGGCAACATGAAAGCGTGGTGCGCCAACTGTAAGCCAAAGACACAGATCATAGAACTATCAATGCAAGTTTCCCAGTCGCTTCATGATGAGTTGACGAAGTACTGCGCAGAAAGAGTGGTAGACGAACTATAGATCCGGAGAGGAGAAAAACATGGAAGAAATTAAAAAGAGCTTGTGAAATAAGAAAAGGGCAGACACCGAACGCGGCAACGGCGGGTTCGGAAGTACAGGGAGGTGAGCAGGATGTGTATAGCAGCACAAATTATTCTTGTGGCTGGGGCGGTCATTGTTGCATTTTTCGGCGTGATCGGCTTTGGTCCGAACTTTAATAAATGAGCGGAATAAAAAGCAGGAGGAAAAATGACGAACAACGAAAAGAAGGAATGGCTGCAACGCTATCGGGAGTGCTGGGCGGAGGTTGAGATTACACAACAGGAGATCGAAGAACTGAACAGCCGGGCGCAAAAGATCACGGCTTCCCTCTCTCCCACGCCGGGAGGCGGGCAGCGGGCAGATTTTACCTTGACGGTAGATCGCATTATAGAACTGAAAGAGAAGCTGGACCAACAAGTCCGGCTTGCTCTGTTGCAGCGGGCAGAAATTGAGACTGCTATTGAGCAGGTGCGCAGTCCGTTGCACCGGCGTGTGTTGCGTCGGCGGTATTTGAACGGTGACACTTTTGAGAAGATTGCCGTAGACGAAGATATTACATACAATCACCTGGTCTCTCGCATTCACCCGCAGTCCCTGGATATGCTGGAATGCGAAAAATAAAAAACCACTATGCAATGCATGTTGATGTTATAGTATGCAGGTTGCCGTCTGTGTTATAGTATAAACTGCCAAACAGATTGAAAGAGCGCACCGTTTGGAGCGCTCTTTGGTTTTTGTCTTTGTGCTTTCCCTTTCTAAAATGCGGTTACTATGAGGCTCATTTTCAGATGTGCTATAATTATGGTGAGCGAAAGGGGGGAAAACAAATACATGCGTAAACGCTCTGAAAAACCTTTAGGCAAGCAGCAGAAGAAAAATCGTGAAGTCCTGGAGTACGAAGAGGTCAAGACAGAACTGACCAACATTTCTCCGGCAGAACGCCGGCGCAAACGCATTATGGCTGAGACGGATGTGAAATCCGCATCCAAATTCTTTAATGCGTCTATGGCAGCAGAGTTTTCTTTAATTGCGACTATGACTTCTTGGATCGTTGCACTTCACAATGACTGTAAAGGAGTGATAAGCTATATCGTCCTTGTCGTAGTGATCGTGGCCGCTATCGTTGCATCAGTTGCTTTGTTGTTTACTTGGATAAAGAAAAATATCCATCTTGAAAAAGCGGTACTAACGCTTGAGATACTGGATGAATTTTTTCCAAATAGCAAACAGAAAAAATAACAGCATATAATCCGTGATTATTACAAAGGAGGTGAGCAGCGTGGGCAAAGAGACCTTAACACCTAAACAAAGGCTGTTCTGTTATGAATATGTGCTCGACCATAACGGGAAACGGTCTTACCAAGCTGCTTACCCGAATTGTAAGGCGCCCGGGAGCGCAGAAAGCCAAGCAAGCCGATTGCTAAGAAATGATAAGGTAAAAAAATTTATCGCCGACCTGGAAAAGCGAAAGCTGGACAAGTTGGATTTTACCGCAACGGATGTGCTGAACGCGCTGTGCTCCATTGGGTTTGCAGAGACGGCAAAGCCGCCGAATACCTCTGATCGAGTAAAAGCCCTGGCAGAGCTTCTGCGTCACTTTGAATTGGCCCGAGGGCATGAAGATGAGCAGACAGACGATGGCTTCTTGGAAGCCTTGGAGCAGAAAGCGGGTGAACAGGCATGGGAAGAATAAGCACCTTTCATTTTCAGCCATTCTCCGCCAAGCAGCTCCAGGTGCTCACCTGGTGGTGCAAAACATCACCTGTGAGCGACAAAAACGGAATAATTGCAGACGGCGCTATACGATCCGGTAAGACGGTGAGTATGGCGCTTAGCTATATTCTGTGGGCTATGAGTACCTACAGCGGCATGAACTTTGCCATGTGCGGTAAGACAATCAGCTCCTTTCGCCGGAATGTGCTTTCTTTTCTGCCTGCAATGCTGCAAAGTCGTGGGTATCAGGTGAAATACAGCCGTAGCGACAATGTGCTTGTGGTGACGCGGGGTGGTACGGAAAACGCGTTTTATATCTTCGGCGGCAAGGACGAAAGCAGCCAGGATCTGATCCAGGGTATGACTTTGGCCGGTGTGTTTTTCGATGAGGTGGCTTTAATGCCCCAGTCCTTTGTGCAGCAGGCCA